CTCCGTAGGCTTGACGGTAGAGGTCTCCCCATGCCTCTCCGATCTGGGCAAGCTCGGTTGTGAGCACCTTGCGGCTGACGAGGTAGGCCAGGCCGTTGAGCCGACGCACGGGCTTCTGGCGCTCGCCCGGTCGTTGCTTCGGACGCTCAAACGCTTCCCCCCTGCCCTCGGCAAGCGCGACGGTTTCTTCAACTCCGGTTGACACCTCCAGAGCCTCGGCCTTGGCGCGTTCCCGTTCGGCCTGGCGGACGAGGTTTGCGCGGGTGCGGGCGTGGTGGGCCTTGGCGACCGAGGCAAAGGCGCGGCTCTTGGCGGTTCGGGCCATCCTGCTTGCTCCTTGTCAAAATGGAATCTCGTCGCCGTCCTTCACCCAGGCGCGGCTGAACGAGCCTTGAAACTTGGAACCGGGAAACACGCGCTTTGCTTCGACCAGCGTCGGGGGCAGGGCGTCGATGATATTGCCAATCTCGCGGGCCGTATAGACCGAAACGAACCGACCGGACGCCTCAACGTCCGCGACCTCGGCGTCAGTTCGGACCAGGGCGGCGACGGTCCCATTGGCGAGCGGTATCTCCCACACCCACGGCTTCACGGGTCTGTGGCCGGCGTCGGTGGCGGCCTGCGATAGCGCGGCCCACGCCCGCTTCATGGCGCCCGCCTGCTTCTCGACATCGTCCAGCATGGCGCGCGTCAACGTGTCCGCCGCCCAGGCCGCCTGGTACGCCTCTGACCACTTGACCTTCTGCCGATAGAGCTTGGCCCGCAGGTCGTCGGATACCAGCATCGGGAGGCGTTCAAACCCCCATTCCGTCTCCGCTTCGGATCGGGCGTTTTCGACGCCTTCGAAAATGGCCTGAAGGGTTCCGGCGTCAGATGGTGATGGCATGGCTATGGTTCTCCGCTGACTTAGGTGGCGATGCCGCGTAGCGGCGGCAGCGCCGCAAAACCCTTAAAACGCGCGCGCGCGTACGCGCGACCCCTAAGCGTTTGTCTTTGTTCGTTAATTTGTGGGCGTACGCCCACATTGTGGCGGTGTGGCGTACGCCCACATTTTTCGTAAGCATTTCAAAGACATGACGTGTGGCGGTAAAATCACCGCCCACATCACCGCCCACATGAGTTAGCGTCTTGTTCACGGTCATTCGCCCGACCTTGAGGTGCGGTAGCCGCGCTTGTCGCGGCCTTTGGCGAGGCTGATAACCGCGTCATCCGTGATCAATTCACGCAGGGCCTGGCGCGATACAGAGGGGCTGAAACCGGCCTTCATCATGTCCGCCGGCAGGGCCTTGAAGATATATCGGGGGTGTTCCTTGCGGCCTGCGTAGGGACGCCCTGACGCCCACGCCTTGTCCACCAGCGCGCACGCTTCCTCGCGTGCGGCGAACAGCACGCCATCCCCGTCCTCGGCGTCATCGCAGGGGTGCAGCACCCCCTGGTCAAAGAACAACCGGATGGCCGTTTCGTCGCCTGACTTGGCGTAGTTCGCCTTGCCGCGCGTCAGCATCCGGTCGTCGGTTGAGCCCTCTTCAGGGCGCGTCAGATAGATGCGCGAGCGCACGGCGTTGTTCCACGCCGTCGAGCCGCTGTAGCCGCTCCCTGACGCCTTCCCGGCCACAGAGGGGTGACCTAGCAGGAGTATGGTCAGGGAATGTCCCTTGGCCGCCTGGCGCTTGATAAGGCCGCCTAGCAGCGTCTTCACGAAATAGTTGACCTGGGGCCGGTCGATCTCCGATCCGGCGTAGAAGTCGGCCAGCGTGTCGAGGATCAGGAGCGACGGTTGGACCGCTTCGATCTGTTGTTCGATCCGCTCCCAGAACGCGCCGACGATAGGCTTTGAATCCTTGTCCCAGCGGATCAGGGCGTTGTCGTCACCGACCCTGGGCCATAGCCAGACGTCGTCAAACGGGTTGCCGATGGTGTGACCCATCGCCGCCTTGATGGCGTTGTGGCGCCGGTGAAGCTCGTCCTTTTCGTCCTCACACAAGATAGCGAGGACCGAGCCTTGCTTGACCGGGATACCTAGCCACGAAACGCCGGTGGCGACGGAACACGCAAGCTGTTGCGCCAGGAGCGTCTTGCCTAGGCCACCGTCGCCGTAGAGCGAATTGACCGCCCCGGCGACAATCCAGTCATCCACCACCCAGACGCGCTCAGGTGGTTCGCCTGTCAGGTCGGAGGCGCGAAACGGACCTTCCGGCGGTGGGTAACTATCCGCCGGTTCGTCCAAAGGGCCGTCGTCATGCGTCCTCTCGGCCCAGGTCGTGACGGCTTCATCAAGCGTCGCCATGCCGGGGATTTGGCCGGCGTGAAAGGCGCGCACGGCTTCCTGACACTTCGCCAACAGGAACGTCGGCCCGCGCCCTGGTCGGTTCTGGTCAACGCGCCGAAAGTAGGTCGGCCCGACTTCCTTGTAGAGTTCGTCCGCCGTGGGCGCCGATCCCGTCTCTCCGACGTACTGGCGCAGCGTGGCGCGCACGAGGCGGAAGGCGTAGCCCTCGCGCCCGTCCATGACCTTTTCCTCAAGGCCGAGCGCGCCAGCCGGGGCGACAGTGATTTCAGGCGGCGCGTCTGCCTTTGATTGCGCCACAGTCACGGGCGGGAAGGCGCGTTCGATCTGTTCAATCGCAAACTCGCGCGGCGCGCGTTCAATGCGCACCAGTTCGGTGCGCTCCAGCACGCGGCCCGGCTTGTTCTGTTTCGGCCAGGCGATTGATCCGGCGAGCCGCATCAACTGCTTTGCGGTGCAGACGACGCGATCCGTCCCTAACGCCGTGGCGATGCCGCGCGTTGCAGCGCGCAAGGTGTCGGCGTCGTCTATGGGGGTTTCGAGCGGCCACCACATCTGCGCGCGGCGCTCTGGCGTCCGACCTGTAACCACCACGATAGCGGGGTCACAGCCCGCGTAGGCGGCCCTTGCGCTCTGTAGCTGGGCTTCGGTGTCAGCGTCGGCCCAAAGGGCGTAGGCGCGCAAAAAATCGGTATCGTCAGCGGCGGTGTCGGGGAACACGTCGTCTTTGCGGAGCGCCGCGCCGACGTAGACATTCCAACCGTGTTGAGCGTTCAGGCCGGATGCGTAGTCCGCCGCCGCTTCAAGATCATCAGTGGCAAAGAAGCGCGTGCGCGTCCGGCCCTTGGTTTCCTTATCGACGTGGATGCCCGTTATCTCGACTTTGCCGGTGATGGCGCGACCAAACAGAAGCCCCAGGTGGGCCGTCATGTCGGATTTGTCGGGGCTTAGGATCGGTGACACGTTGACCACGTTTGACCCTTGAAAAAGTGGCGGGACGCTTTCACGCCCCGCCTAGATGCCTCGGGGGAGGGTCTCTTAAAACTCGGTGTCGTCGGCCTCGACCGGCGCAAATACTGGCGCCGCAGGGGCGGGCGCAGCGTCGAAGTCGGCGGGGCGATCCACCCACGACTTGATCTCGAAGACCGGGGCGTAGTTGGTCGAGGTCTGCCCCTTGCCCGTCGATTTGATCGCCGTCGTGCCTGTCATGGCGACGACAGGTACCTTGCCGGGGTTGTCCTTAAGGCCAGCCGTATAGGCGTCGTGCAGCTTGTCCACCGCGCCGATCACCGACTTGGCCTGCGATGCGAACTCACGCACGTCACCGCCGCAAGCCTTGCCGAGCTTCACCTTGAGGCGAAAGCACTGCCTGTGGTTCTCGGACGGACGGGCCGGGAGAGGCTGACCCAGCGGGACAACCGCCCAGGACGGACCCTGGCCCGCGACGAAATAGACCCAGCCGACCTCAATGGCGCCGAGGTCGAAAGCGCCCTGGAACGTGGACGTGATGTCCACATCGTCGGATGACCAGTTGCCCGCGCTGTCCTGATGCCGGTCGATCCGAAACACCCGCCCGGCGCGCGCGTCGTACTTGACCACCGGAAGGAAGTTTTCACCACCGCCGGCTTCGGTCTGCAATCCTAGTGCCATTTTACATTTTCCTCAGTTTACACATACCCGAAAGGGTCGGGACCGCCCATCTCTTAGGCCGCTTGTTCTGGGAACCGGCGGCGGGACCAATCGGCCAGGATCATGGCCGTCCGGTCAAGAATATTCTCGCCCTTTATGATCGGAGGTTGGCCGTTCAGCTCACGCAAAGCGACCTGAATGGAGGCCGTGCGGTAGTCAAACTCAAGGAAGCCATCGCCGCGCCAGACCTCATGTTCACCGCTATGGATTGTGAATCCTAGCAACTGTTGCCCGCGTGACTTGTGCTGATACTTCTTGACGGTAAACGTCGCCATTGGTCGCCTTTCAGTAACCGAACACTTCAACCGACTTGGCGCGCGTCGCCGGGTCGTTGAAGTAAAAGCTGTCCGACGAGTGCGGAACAATGGCGGCAAGTTCGCGCGGGTCAGCCGAGATGGCAAGAAATTTCTGTAGCCGCAAAGCCGCGCCCGTAAGCTGAACAATGGCGGCGTCGTATTGCTCGCGCGTGAGCGTGTGCGTCTCTGACTTCTTGTCGCTGACGTAGACAAACCGAACGCGCTTATCCATGTGCGCCCGCTTGTAGACGGACGCCTGGCGCAGGTGCGTTTCGCTCATGGCGGACGGAACGCGGAGGGTCGTTTTCAGGTCTAGAATCTCATCGACAAACATCCAGTCGAGATAGCCGATCACCGGCACGCCGACGCCGTCAAGCGACGTCTCGACCTTGTGCTGGTCGCCCCGGTTGGGCCGGATCGGCACGCCGTGCGTGCGTAGGGCGAGTCCTTGCTTGACCATGCCGGGGATGACGCCGCGCTCGGTGTCGCGCTTAGGGTCGCCCGAAAGCGCCGTAAGGCGGTCATAGACGGGCAAGGCGACGGCGACGCAGGCGTCAAGCGTCAGGTCGTGGTCAAATAGCCCCGCGCTGACGCCCGCCTCTGTCGCCGTGCCACGGTGAGCGGCGGCGCCCACACCCCCACGGTGGCCCAGGAGCTTTTCCATCACCCACAACGACGGCGCGTTAAGCCAGAGGTTGATGGACGACGGCGAAAGGTGGCCGATGTTGTGTGTCTCAAATGCGTTCGTCATGCCGCCCTCGCTTGCATCTGTCTTGAACCGTAAAGCGCGATCAGCGCAGCTTCGGCTCGCCCGTCATCCTTCACGCGCGCCCACTCGCCTGCGTATCTCGGGAAGTAGCGAGACGCGGCGGCGCGTGCGCCATCCTTCTCCGCCGGCACGTTAAGCGCGCGCTTCCACACCTGGGGTGTTACGTCGTGGATCGTCAGGAAGTTGGCGGCGCAGATGCCGCGCAACAGGCCATAGCCGCGCCCGAATGTGAACGCGCCGACCGCGCCCTCTCCTGGCCGTGTAGCGACCTGTTCAAGCCAAACCTCGCGCACCTCCACCGCCCACTCGTCAACGATCCGCGCCAGCGCATATTCGTCAATCACGCGCTTCTTGAGTTGCAGCGTCGGGATGTCGATGACGGTGAGTGCGCCAGAGGGCTTGAGGAACGCAAGCGCGCCTGAGAGGCCGGGGTCTATTGCGAGGATGGTCATGCGGCGGCCGTGTCGAATAGCTGCGGCGTCTCGCCAGCCGCCTCTGCCTCCGAGACGTTCTTGACCGCCTGGCGGAAGTAGGCGGGCTTCAATTCCGAACCGACAAACCGACGCCCGGCCTTAATCGCTGTCCACCCTTCCGAGCCGATGCCCATGAACGGTGAAAACACCGTATCGCCAGGGTTCGACCAAAGCCGGATGGCGCGCTCAATCAGGTCAAGCTGCAGCGGGCAAAGGTGGCGCTCGTCTTTTTCCTCGCGCGCGACTTTGACGTTCAGGACGTTAGTCTGTTGAATATCCATCCAGACCGGCGAGGCCCATTGCTGCCAAAGCGAGACAGGGAAGTTGCGCGCGTCGTGGCCTACCTTGTCGGCGTCCTTTTCGTCATCCGGCGTCTTGCGGAACACCATGACGTAGTCCGCCATGCCTTGGCGGTTTCGCGTCGCGTCGGTCTGAATTTGCTTGTAGAGAAGCCCCAGCGCCTTGGTTCGCTGCATCTCCACGACGGGGTCTTTCCAGACGGTGATGCGGCTATGGAACGTCCATCCGGCTTCCTCGTGAACCTGCCGAATGTCGCTCGGGAAGTCGTAAAGCCCGATCACCCCGTGCGTCGTTTTCGTGCGCGGCAGGTCCGAGCAATGGACCGCCGTCAACCGGCCCGGCTTGGTGATGCGCAGTTTCTCGCGGACTAGGAACGAATATAGCCGGCGAAACTCCGCCTCGTCGGCCACGTTGCCCATGTCGCGCTCGCTGTCCGAATAGACGAACAGTTGCGCGAACGGCGGCGAGTACACCGAAAAGCCCACGCTGTTGTCGGGGAGCGTCGATGCAAACTCCACACAATCGGCGTTGACGATGTAGAAGCCGCGCCCAGTGGCGCTGTCGAGAACGTGGCTCATGCTGCGGTCATCCATGATGGGAGCTGGACCGGGGCGGTCGGCTCATAAGGGGATTGTTCGTTTTCAATTCGGACGGCGCGGCGCATGGCCGCCGTCATCTCGCGCTTCATGGCGTCGTGGTCGCCGCTCTTGCGGTTCACGACTTGCCAGATGCTTTCCTCGGTGTCGGCGCACGCCACATGGACGCTGACCGGGCGCGTTTGCCCGAACCTCCAGCACCGCCGGATTGCCTGATAGAACGCCTCGTAAGAGAACGAGAGCCCGACAAACGCCATCCTAGCGCAATGCTGCCAGTTGAGACCGAACCCGGCCAAGGATGGCTTGGTAATCAGGATGCGAGCCTGACCCGTCGAGAACGCGGTGAGGCGTTCCTCTTTCTGGTCCGCCGTCATCGACCCGCGAACCTCTATGGCGCCGGGGATGCGAGCAACGAGCGCGTCCGCCTCATAGTCGGTGTCGCACCAGATGACCCAAGGCTCACACGGCTCCCGCGCGACAATCTCCGCGATCAGGTCGGCGCGCGCCTCAATGGTCATGCGCTTTTCGCGGTGGATCGACGTGGCGGACGTGTCGGGGATGCGGAACAACCGACCCTGCCCGTCCTTTTCGGCGCCGCTGTCCAGCGACCGATCAGCCTTCACAACGTGGCGCTCGAGATTGAGCGGCGGAAGCGCAAAGCCATCGTCCGAAAACCCTAGATCCGATGGCTTGGAAACGCAGCGCGCCCATGACGCCACCCATGACCAGAAGTCGCGGACGGCATGGCCCTTCATGCGCCATGTGCCGGTGTCGGCGCTGTCGTGAATGAACCAGCGCGTCAGCATTTGGGATGCCGAGAGCGTGCCTAGAAAGTCGGAGTGTTGGCCTAGCTCGGAATGGTCGTTAGGCGCCGGCGTGGCGGTGCAGGCCAGACGGAAGCGCGTGTCTGAAAACGCCTGAATGAGCGACTTGGACGTGCGCCCGTTCATGCTTTTCAAGATGCTGGATTCGTCCAGGATCACCCCGCCAAACGCGGACGGATCAAACTTGTCCAGCCGATCATAATTGGTGATGTAGACGCGCGGCGTGGTGATCTGGTCGGGCTCACGAATGGCCCGCGCGTCGATCCCGAACTTCTCCGCTTCGCGCTGGTGTTGGGCCGCGACAGCGAGCGGCGCCAGCATCAAAACGGGCTCGTTCGTGTGTTCAACAACAATGCGGCCCCAATCAAGCGCGCAAAGGCTCTTGCCCAGTCCAGTGTCCAAAAAGAGCGCCGTCCGACCGCCTCTCAGCGCAAAGTCGGTGACTGACGCCTGATGTGGGAACATGGCGGGGTTGAGGTCAGGAACGCGGCTTAGCCCAACGGTGGGCGTGGCAATGCGCTTTGCAGCAACGGCCTGACGATATTCATTCAGCCCGCTCATACCACCCTCTCCAGCCCGCTAAGGTCGCTGCGTGTCGGTTGATACATGACCGCTCGATGCTCCGTGCAGTAGGCGGCTGCGTCCGGTGTTGTGCGCCAGCCCCTGCGGCAACACGAAACCAGATCGACCCCGGCTCCGTCTACAGGAAAAGCGCACTCGCCGAACGAACGCTGAAGCCAATGCTTTGCGGTCGGCGGGACGGTATGCGTCTTGGGGACGTACAATTGCACGTCGGCCGGCGCGGGGACCTTGGAGATTGACCAGTTGGCGACGCGCTTGCGGACGGGCGACTTTTCGGAACGCATCGCGGAGGAGATTGATCTGATCTCGCGCGCCCGATCATGGCCGCGCTTTAGGCCGCGCCTGGCGCACGCCCCGGCGATAGCGCCGCGACCCTTGCCCAGGATGCGCCCGATCTCACCGGCGGAAAGGCCCGCCCGCCATAGTTCCTCAAGTTTCGTTTCCTCCTCCGGCGTCCACCAGTGCGCCGCGCGAACCGGGGGCTTGTCAAACCCGCCTTGGGCTATACGGGCCTTAATGGCGTCCAGCGTGCGCCCGAGGTCGGCGGCGATGCGTTGCCGCGCCCACCCAAGCCCGACAAGCTCTTGCAGCCGGGCCAATTCT